AGCAAGCACCTCTGACTTCGCTTTGTTGAGTTCGTCCTTCGCACGATCGAACTCTGCTTGAGCTAAGACTAGATAATGCCCGCCCTCAATCTCAACTTCCTCCTCGGTGATTTCCATGTTTTCCTGCCGGACTGCTTCGTAGGTCGAGTCCGAGCCGTCCCACGCTGGACGCTCACCGGATTGCAACGAGTCCCAGAAGTCCTTAGCGGCCTGGCCTTGCTGTTTGATTTGAAATTCGTCGCGGTCGATGTCTGCCTCTACCCAGTCCATCCCGACTAGGCCGAGTATCTTCCCGCGCTGTAATCCCATTACATCGAGGTAGTGCTGCACCTGAGCCTCGTATTGCGGAGGCAACTCGTCCCAGTAGTTGCGTGAAGTCTTGACCTCTAGGACTATCCACTCGCCGGTCTCGATGTTTCTCGCGACGGCATCTGGGTTCGCGTGCAGGTAGGGAACCTTCGGATGCTGATACGTGCCAGTCGTAAAGACTTCGTAATCGGGATTTTGCTCCTGCCAAATTTGTAGGATTGGTTCCTCAAGAACCTGTCCTAGTCGCATGGCGAAGTTAGATGTCGCGAGCTTGGGAATCAGTCCCGATCGCTTTGCCCAGAGTGCGTACGCCGACTCCCAGGGATTAAGTCCTAGAACCGTGCCTATCTCTGACCCGCCGATACCCTCCTGGCGAGCGTGATGCCACTCTGGAGAGCCGTTTACAAACACGCCTAGTAGTTTTGCCTTATTGAACTCTTGCGGAGCGTGGAGCTTCATTTGACCTCTTTCGCTAATAGGCTTAGCTTATGTCCGACCTCCGACGTTTTGACACGGCCTACGTCAATTTTCTACGGAAGATTCACGAAGCCGGTCGCGTGCCTTGTGATGGGAGGGCCAATTTATTTTTCCCCGATGACCTGCCGAATCCCGAGGCTCGCAAGCTTGCTACAAAAGTAGCAAAGCGGTTATGCCAAGAATGCCCTATCTTGCAGGAATGCTTTACTTACGCGATCGAGTCGAACCAGCGTCACGGAATCTGGGGAGGAACTTCCCCGAGTGAGCGTTAGTCTTTAGCTAGCTCTTCGTCGGTGTCGGGAGTATCGCTTAGGTCCTCCCAGTCAAAGTCGCCATCCTGATTGACCTCTAGTGCGTCTTGCACGGCCTCGGAGTCTGACTTTGCTACGGCAGCACGGTAAGCGTTCTGAATGTCTGTTAGTTCGAGCGTGCCTCGCCAGGCCAAGCTAACGCCAATCGTAGTTAGTACGACTGCGAAAGCCGAACCAACACCGATGATTGAACCCATTAGCCAGTCACCGGCAACTGCACCGATAGCAGTACCTCCAAAGAACGTCGCGAGGGTAAGTCCGAGTGACCTGAGTCCGAACTGCTTTAGGTATTCTTTGAACATTCCTTACTTTTTCCTTACTTCTTGTCCGCAGCACTTACAGAGCTTCGGCTCCACCACCGCTTTAGCCTTCGTGTCCGTTTGTTTTGTCTGAGTCCCTTTGGTGTTTTCGAGAATGAGTTTGTAGAGATCGACTTTGTCGGACGTGACACCAAAGACTCCCTTTAGTTTACGGCTTGCGGTTGCGTGTAGGTGAGGGCCGGAACTCATACCCGAGTTACCGACCAAGCCAACGGTCTGACCTTTGACTAGCTTCTGCCCGACCTCGTAGCCTGGACGCTTGTCCATGTGGCAGTAGGCAAGGTAATAAATTATGCCGTTCTTGTCCATCGCTGTTTGTACGACAACCCATCCCAAAACTCTCGAGTATTGAATCAGGCGAATTGTTCCCTTAGCTATGGCTGGAATCCTCGTTCCTCGAGGTCTAGCCCAATCCGTACCGGAATGAGATTGCATTCCGTTCTTACGTCGGAAGTCGCTCATTGTGCCATAGTGTCCCGTGATATATTTATCGGGATACGGCATCCTCCAGTCGGAGATTCGTTTAGCCACGTAGCACCTGCGCGAAGAATGTAACTACCGAAGCAATGACACCGGCTGCACCTGCGACAATCCAAACCTTACGCTCAAGTGCACGGATACGCATTTCGTGATCCTTTATGTTGCGCTCCACCCAATCAACGTGAGTCGGAATCTTCTCGTTGAGTCGCTCGACCTGTCGAATTAGCTCGATGGCCCATGCGGGAATGTCGTCGTTCACCTATACGCTCCAAAGTTCAGAATGTGTAGGTTGTGTGACTATTTTAGCTTATGCTTCTACCCACCGACACGTCGCCTCATCGAGAAATGCGTAATGTGCCATTATTCCCATGCAATCGTGTCTGTACCTGCGGTGAACTGAATAACTCGCAAAGAGCCGTTCGTACTTGCGCTGTAGGTTAGCCCTGGACCAATAGTAGGGTCTGGTAGCGCAGAATCAAAGGCAATAATAACAATGCCGCTACCGCCATTGCCACCATAGTATCCGCTAGAAGCTCCACCTCCACCGCCCCCACCGCCAGTATTGATCGTACCGTTAGATCCACTATTATTACCACCAGCACTACCGCCGCCACCAGTACCACCACTACCAGGGCTATAGTCAATACCGTTACCACCACCACCGCCAGCTCGGTATACACCAGTTCCGGTTATGAAGCTTTCTTGTCCAGCCCCGCCGTTAGCTGTCGCTCCGAATCCAGCGCGTGTACCTGAATTGGCAGCGCCACCACCAGCACCTCCGGAGAGAGCAGTATCGGAGACATTACCGTCATTACCTTGATTGGTTGTACCTGTACCTGAACCAAAAGCTCCGGTATGAGAACCACCACCCGATCCACCGTTGGATGAGGCATTGCCCGAACCAGTATCTTGCGCGCCAGCACCACCAGCGGTAGCAACAATGCTTCCTAGTGATGAGTTAGATGCCGCCCCTGTGGCTATATTGTTTCCGCCGCCAGTTCCCCCAGCACCTACAGTGACAGTGAGCGCTTGGTATTTAGTAAAAATTGTTGATTCGGTCGGGCTATTGTCGCCGCTGTTTTCTGATGCGTAGGAGTTGCGGTAACCTCCAGCACCTCCACCACCGCCTCTATAAAAACCCCCACCACCGCCACCAGCGATAACGAGGTATTGGAGTTCTACATTTAGTCCAGTAGCTGCGCTAAATATGCCAAGTACGGGTAAGCGCATAGCTAGACCGCATCCACGTTGCCAATGACCCGGTATGCGTCAGTGTCTACACACACGATTGTAAACGCGTCATACTGATTGCTTGCTAAAAATCCTGCTGTACCCGCGGCGGTGCCACGGCCATACAGTTCTACCGCGGTTCCTTCTGGCACGATAGCTAGAGCTGTACCATCATTCAAGACAGTTACCTGCTGTCCTACCTGAAAGTCTGTGGCGGTACCTACAGTTAGAGTCATAGATGCTGCTGTAAATTCCAAGTAGCTGTTGGCATCGGTGCTGGCCAATGTGTAAGTCGTGGCTGTAGAGCTTGTGAACGTCGGAGCTGCCGACCAAGCAACCCCAGCGGTCCCCTGAGAGATTAGATAATCCCCAGCTGTTCCTTGCGTAAAGATAGCTGGCGTTACAAGACTGACCCAAGAGCTACCGTCATATACCTCGACTGAATTGGTGTCGTCAAGGTAGGTGAGCATGCCTTCTGAGATAACACCAGCAAGCGCCGAACCTCTAGCCGTTGCGTCTGCGAAACGCATAACGCTTTGGTCTTGTAGGTAGTTCTGCATTTTCTCGTCGGTGAGCTGTTCGCCCGCCGTCCAAGTTCTGTAACCTTCGCCTGCCATGCTATGCCTCCGTAAAGACGACCGGCTCCCAGTCGCCAAGTTCTTCGTTCCAAGTGTGCATTAGATCGCCCGCTGGGTATGGAACCGGAGCTTCCCATTGTGCGGTTTCTTCGTTCAGAATCCAAGACGCGTAAGGCTGTGGTGCAATAAACGCGTCTAGTGTTTCGTCGTAGCGGTATCCGACTCCAGCGTAGTTCTTGCGAATGTTGCCGTTGTAGGACGTCCGCTTGCATACCTGACCGCGAAGGTTACCGTAGTAAACTTCCCAGTCGGTAATACCGTCCACGACTTCCCATTCGTCGCGACCGGTGATTACCTCGGTTACGACGTTGTCGTTGTCTAAGAATGCGTAGTGGGCCATGGTTCTATCCTAACTAAAAGAGATTGTGTCTGAGCCAGCGGTAAAGACTGCGACCGTGTATCCGCCGCTAGTTGATTCGGTGTAAGTAAGTCCGGCCCCGGCTGATAATGCGTATACGTCCGGGTATTTCAGGATTACGACACCTGAACCGCCGTTACGACCTCGGCCCGGCGAGCTACCAGCTCCACCACCGCCACCGCCTCCGGTGTTGGCCTCCCCATTTTCGTTATCTGTGCTACCACCTGGACCACTAGCCGCGTCGCCACCTCCGCAAGTCCCCAAACCTTTAGAAGCTGAACCCGACCTACCGTCGCCCCAGCCGCCACCACCGCCAGCCCGACAAACTGGTGTTCCGGTTATAGAGCTTGAAATGCCGTTTCCGCCATCTCCACCAGCTCGCAATCCTCCATTTTCACCAAGGCCACCAGCACCGCCGCCACCGCCGGCTCCTCCGTCATTTCCTGCTGTGGTGTGGCCATTACCGCCAGCGTAACCCTGATTCGCCGTCCTAGTTCCGCCGGTTGATGTTCTTGGGCCGATACCACCACCAGAACCACCAGTTTTTCCTGTGCTGTTCCATGAACTAGAACCACCACCGCCACCGCCAGTAGAAGTTACAGTTGCGAAGACTGAATCCGAACCGTTATTTGGTTCTGTGCCAGCTGATCCTGTCGCGGCTCCCGCTCCACCAGCACCAATAGTGACGGTGTAGTTTGTTCCAGTTGTTAGCGACAGTGGCGTTTCAGCACTAGCGCCTCCGCCAGAAGATTCACCAGATACCGAAGAACGATAACCTCCCGCACCTCCACCTCCGGAGAACTCGGTTGTTCCGCCGCCACCAGCGATAACGAGGTATTGCAAATCGAGAGGCACTGCTATTTGTGCTTGGGATGCTAATACACCTAGTAGCAGCATTTAGACCACCGTAATGTTACCGATAATCCGGTACGCGTCCGATCCTAGGGCCAGCACTGTTACAGCGGAGAACTGGTCGCCTACTGAGAATGTCACCGTTCCTGCGGTCCCGGCACCGCCTAGGTAAGTGCCAGTTCCATTTGTCACGGTTAGCCCGCCACCATCATCCACAATATCTACACGCTCACCTGCGCTAAAGGCAGTTGCCGTGCTGAGGGTCACAACGGCGCTCGCATTTGTGAATCTTAGAACGGTGTTGGCGTCTGCTGTTGCCACAGTATATGCAGTCGCCGTAGAGCTTGTGAGAGTGTGATCAATCTGAGTAGCGTTGATTGTCACAGCGGAGCCAACAGCCGCATAGTCTATGTCTAGCGTTACGTCGCCAGTAGAACCGCCACCAGTTAGTCCGGTCCCTGCGGTGACTGCGGTAATGTCGCCGGGATTCGATACGCCTACCCAAGCCGACCCGCTGTAATACTCAACGGCGTTTGTGTCCTCTAGGTAGCTAATCATTCCTTCGGAAACTGCCGTGCCTAGTGCGGTTCCTCGCGCAGTTGAATCGGCATAAACCTGCACGACCTGGTTCTGGATAAAGCTTTGGAAGTCGGGTTCGGTTACTACCTCGCCAACCGTCCAATCTTTCCAACCGGTCATAGTGTTCTCCTAATAAGCGAGCGAGTTGCCCTGGCTAAGTCTACCAAAGATAGAATCCGACAATCT